TGCGTCGTCAGTCCACGCTGATGCTGGCTAAGTATGCCGTGGGTCACGGTATCCTGCGCCCCGAAGCTGCCTTCGAACTGAAGGTCGCTTAATCTTCTCTCCCTACGCCGGGGGCTGCCTTCGGGTGGCCCTCGGCTTTTTTTTCATAGGTACCAGATGGACGCCATCACCAGAACCACGGAACTCGAAGCGATCAATGAGATGCTTCGGGCTATCGGAGAAGCCCCTGTGTCCACCATCGACACTGGTAACTCCGATGTTACGACCGCACTCGACTTGCTTCGCAGTCACTCCCGACGTGTTCAGGCGTTGGGTTGGCACTTCAATACGGAGCGCGAAACTATCATCATCCCCGACGGGAACGGTTACCTGAACGTCCCCTCCAACGCACTTAAGATCGACGCCAGTGGCTACACGGCCTACCAAGACGTGATCCAGCGTGGAACCAAACTCTACGACAAAGAGAACAAGACGTTTGTCTTCACAGAGTCCATCACGGTGGACATTGTGGTGGGCCTTGATTGGGATGAACTTCCCGAGAGTGCCCGCGCACACATCATCGCCCTCGCTGGCCTTGAGTTTGTGGACACCGACATTGGCTCTGACATTCGCCACCAGTTCACGGCATCCCGCGTACAGCAGTCGCGGCTCCTCCTCGAATCTGAGGAGACTGAGAACGGTGATTACAACATGCTTCGTGACTCCCGGTCGGGCGCGGAGATCAGCAACCGGAGACTCTAATGTCCGCAGTAACGGGTACCATCCCCAACCTGTTGAATGGTGTTTCGTCTCAGGCTGTGGCGCTTCGCCTCCCCACTCAGGGTGAGGAACAGATCAATGGTTACTCCACGCTCACCCGTGGTTTGATCAAGCGCCCGCCGACGAAAGTCCTTAAGAACCTCGGAGCAATCTCGGGGGCCACCACAGCATACGTCCACACCATCACCAGAGATGCAACTGAACGGTACATCGTAGTGATCACTAATGGTGACCTGCGAGTGTTCGATCTGGATGGGAACGAGAAGACGGTGAGCTTCCCCGATGGGAAGGCATACCTGTCCTCGGGTGGCATCAACGCAGTCAATGGGTTCTCGGCGGTGTCCGTTGCGGACTACACCTTCATCGCTAACAAGACGAAGGTCACTGCACTCGACGCAGCCAACAAGACCCCCACTCGGAACCCTGAGGCTCTCATTACGGTGAACGCGGGGAACTACGATAGGGTCTATCAGATCAGGGTGAATGGCGTTCAGTATGCCAGATACCGTACCCCTGACGGATCAAACCGTTCCCACTACCATGCCATTGATACCTCCATCATCGCCGCCCACCTGAACCGGGCGCTGAACTATAACGGCAGTTGGAACCCGAGAGCGTACTTCATGGACGTTGCCGCTGACTATGGTAATCAGTGGGAATACGCCGAAGTCAACGGGTCTGCTGGAATGGCGGGGGCTAACTGGGACACTACCCTTCTGTCCCCCACGATCCATGTTGAGAACAACACGGGTACTGACTTCGACATCACCGTTGAAGATGGCGCGAACAACACCGCCATGAAGCTGGTGAAGGACAAGGTTCAGAAGTTCTCTGACCTCCCCATCGTTGCACCTGACGGGTTCGTGGTGGAGATTGCTGGTGACGAAGGCAATGGCTTCGATAACTACTGGGTCCGCTACGACGCTAACTCGCGGACGTGGGTGGAATCCATGAAGCAGAACACGGTCAAGGGTTTCGATGCCTCGACCATGCCTCATGTCCTTGTGCGTAACTCCGACGGTACCTTCACCTTCAAGAAGGCAACGTGGAATGAGCGCCTTGTTGGTTCGGATGACAAGCCCGAAGCCCCGAGCTTCATCGGCAGCAAGATCAACGGTGTGTTCTTCCACCGCAATCGCCTTGGGTTCCTCTCGGATGACAACATCATCCTCTCGGAAGCTGGCGAGTACTTCAACTTCTGGCCCAGTACACTCACCACGGTTCTCGACAGTGACCCCATTGATGTGGGTTCATCGCATACCGGGGTGACGATCTTCCGGTCGGCCATTGGTTTCGGTGGTGACCTTGCAGTGTTCTCTGATGCTGCGAACTTCCGACTTACTGGTGGCGATCTACTGACCCCCAAGTCGGCAGCCTTGAAGCCTTATGGGAACTTCAACATCTACTCGGCCAACAAACCCGAGACTGTCGGTACTGTCCTCCTATGGACTGCCAATGACGGTGATCGGTCGGTGGTGCGGGAGATGTGGCTCGACGAGCAGGGCATCCCTCAGACGCCTAACGAAGCCAACAGCCATTGCCCCGCGTATGTCCCGGCAAACGTCAAGACCATCACGGCTAACGCTGACCTGAACGTGGCTATGTTCTTGTCGGCCAATGACCCAACCAACCTGTACGTCTACAAGTACTATTGGTCCGGGCAGGAGAAGCCTCAGGCATCTTGGTCGAAGTGGACGTTCCCCTTCACGATCCTCTCCATGAAGTTCATCGACACCACTCTGTATATGGTGGTGAGCGATGGTGGCAACATCACCATCTTGAGCATGGACTGTCAGGTTGACAAGCGCGAGACGGGGCAGCAGTTCGCTATCCATCTGGATAAGCGGGCCACGGTCACTGGAACCTACAACTCCACCACCGATCTGACGACCTACACCCTCCCCTACACGGTACCCTCGAACATCGAAGCGTGGACCTCTGATGGGCATAAGGCAATTGTGGCCTCCTATAGCGGAGCGTCAATTAGCTTGTCCGGTAACACCACCTCAGAGGTTATGGTCTTCGGTGTCCCTTACCAGTTCCTCTACAAGTTCTCGAAGCTGATCCTTAAGCAGCCTTCGCAGAGTGGTGGGACAATCGCCGTGATGGATGGGCGTCTCCAGATCATCCGCATGTCTGTTCAATACAACAATGCCGCTGAGTTCCAGACGAGGGTGACCTCGACCAACGGCAACACCAGAGTGAACTCTCAGTCCGCTTCTGGTTTCAGCCTTGATGACCCGCTGTTCCTCACTGAGGACGTTAAGCTGGCTCAGGGTAAGTTCTCCTTCCCCGTGAAGCACGAGAACTGGTCTGTTGACATTGAACTCCTGAACGACAGCGCCCTCCCCGCCGACTTCATCGGCGTGGATTGGACCGCGCTCTACACCCCCAAGACCCGGAGAGTATGAACTACTACTTGACGCCAGCCGTAGAGGCTGATGCTTCCACCTTCGCTGAGAACCTCCGTGAAGAAGACAAGGCTGAGATCAAAGCTGCAAGCGGCTGGCTTCCTGTAGACGGTATCCTGTACGGAGTAAGGCACTCAAAGAGTGTCTTCTCCGCATGGACCCCAGATCACCAACCGATCTGCATCTTCGGTGTCAGCGAACTCGAAAACAACCCACATGTCGGTGTCCCTTGGATGTTGGGTACTCCCCTAATCCAGCGATACTTCGTCCCATTCCTTCGAGATGGGAAGTCAACCCTCATGCCTCTGATCACTCAGGGGTATGACATGCTGTACAACCTCGCGGATTCCAGAAACACCACGCATCTGCGTTGGTTGAACTGGATGGGGTTTAAGATCGACCAAGACAACCCGGTCTACCTCAACGACCCCGAGGTGCCATTCTACATGTTCACTTACCAAATCAAGGAACAACCCAATGTGTGATCCCGTCACCCTTGGCTCTATCACGGCGGTACAAATGGCCACGGCACAGCTTGCCATTGGGGCTGCCTCTGCTGTGGTAGGGTATGTAGGGCAACAACAGGCTGCCAACGCTCAGGAAGCAGCCAATAAAGAAGCCACCAAGAACGCTGTATTCGCAGCCAACCAGAACTATGAGGCCACTCAGCGCCGCATGTATCAGGAAGCTGCTGCTGCATCCGTCGAGAAGACCAACGCCAACATCGCTTCTGCCGAAGCCCGCGCTACCGCCTCTACCGCTGCTGGTGAAGCTGGTGTTCAGGGCTACAGCATCGACAGCATCATCGGTTCCTACTACGCAAAGCAGGGCCGCTACAACGAAGCCATCGACACGAACTTCCAGATGAGCCGACAGGCTCTCGCTGATGGCATGGATCAGACGCACAACGCGACTGTCTCCACGATCAATTCCCTCCCTGTCCCTCAGAAGCCATCCTTCCTCGACGCCGCTATCCGTGTCGCTGGGTCTGGTCTGTCGGCCTCCAAAGATTACTATGGAATGACCAATGGTTGATATGACTACCGCTGGTCGGGTCCAAGGTCCGGGCCTCGACCTCACCCCTCACCTGTCCCCTGCTCCCGTCGTCAACGCCATCACGGTGGCACCCCGGAACACTCAGGGTACTGGATCGAACCTTCTCCAGATCGCTGACAGCCTACAGTCTCTCGGCGCTCCTCTGTCCCAGTTTGGGCAGATGATCAATCAGAACAAGATTGACGAGCAGATGAAAACGGCAGACCTCCATGTCGCCCGTATTCAGGCTGGCTTCGGCACTCAAGCCACCGCAGCAGACATCGCTGATGTGACTTCCGCGCTGCACCCCAAGGTTCGCCAGCGTGTCACTGAGGACTACATGTTCTCGGTCGGTAACGATTGGGTCAAGGGGCAGCTTGAGAACATGCCATTCGATACCGTCATGTCCCCCGAGGCAGAGCAAGCGTTCTACGACAATCTCCGTCGGGAAGCCTTGAAGGCCGCTGGCAATGATCCGCTCAAGGCCGCAGGGTTCATGAAGGCTGTCCAAGCTGAGATCAACAATCGGTCGCAGCAGACTTCCGCCCAGCGCACCGCAGCGTGGGGTAAGGTTCAGTCGGACGCCTTCGGTAACTCGCTGATGCTTGAAGCTGATGCGGTTGCTGGTTCAGCCGTTCTGCCGCAGCTCTCCACCGCGATCAGCGAAGTTGCTGCGAAGTATCCCCAGTACCCGTGGCTGGCTGCTTACCTGAACCGATCTGCACAGATTGAGAGTGCTGGTGGCCGTAAGCTCTCCAACGGTTCAATGCTCGGTCCCTTCCAGTTCTCTCCGACCACTGGCGCACAGTATGGGCTGAACGATGACGCATCCCGCATGGACTTCAATCTCTCCACCGACGGGGCTGCACGTCTCGCCATTGATGGTTACAATGCCCTCAAGGGGAAACTTGGGCGTGAGCCTACTCCCGGTGAGATTTACCTCTATCACCAGCAAGGTGCTGGCGGTGGTCCTGCTCTCCTGAGCAACCCTGACGCTTCTGCTTTGGAAGTCCTCACGGGCATCTATGGCAACGAGGCTACGGCTAAGAAGGCCATCCTCGACAACGGCGGTTCCACCGACATGACCGCTGGTCAGTTCGCGCGTGTGTGGACCTCCAAGTTCGGTGAAGTCTCTTACGACCCGTCGAACCCCACCCTGCCCGCAGAAGCACTGACACTCCGTCAGACCTTCTTCGGTAAGGATCAGGAGTACAAGCTGACGGGTTCTCTGGCTAACGCAGAGCGTCGTGACATCGCTGCACAGGCGTTCATGCAGAAGGCCCTTGAGTACCGCGACGAGCGTTTCCTTCTGGCAATGCCCCCGGAACTGATGACCCCTGAGATCAGGGATCAGTACTCCAAGGTTCGGGAGCAGATCGGCAACATGAGGGTGACCGACCTTCGGGATGCTGAGTTCATGCGCGACCTCAAAGAGAAGCAGACTGTCCGCGACGTGACCTTCGAAGTCATCAATCGTCGGGCTGCTGGTGAACAAGTGAACCCCTATCAGTTGGCCATTGGTCCTGATGGTAAGATCGACCCGATCAGGATGCAGGCCGCACAGGCAGCAGTCGCTTCGGGCGGTGCGTTCATCTCGGACGTTGAGAGCAAGCGTCAAGCTGCGTCTTTCAAGGACAAGATGAAGGATGCGTTCCTCAAGGGTGACTTCTCGGCCATCCCGTTGTTGAGCTTCAACGGTAACGCACCGACTGCCGACGATCTTCGCACGGCGATCATGATGAACCCGATGATGAACGATCAGGAAAAGATCGCTCTCTACAACGCAGTCGAGTCTGACCTTGGTGTCGTCTCGTTCCTCCAAAGCCCGCAAGTCGAGAAGTGGTATGACACGTCGCTGTCCTCCACCATCGAAGGCATGGCCCGTGATCCAATCCTGAGCATCCAACTGTCGCAGTTCCCTGACATTCGGGACCGTGTTCGTGACGCCTTTGAACTGTCCCTTATGGCACAGGTGGAGGCCAACGGCGGTCTTCCTGTGGACATGCGGGGGATGCTCAAGGAAGCAACGAGTGATGCACGGGAAGTTCTCAACAACCTAATCGGATCGAGTCCATCCGCCTCAACTGCTCCTTCCGCTACGCCTCGCGCCACTGCGGGACACTTTGAGGAGAAGGACGGGAAGAAGGTATGGGTTCCCGCTAACTAAGAGATACCAATGATCTACGAACTGAATGGGAAGACCTATGAGTTTCCCGAGGGGATGTCTGACGACGAAGCCCTTAGCTTGATGCAACAAGATCAAGCAGAAGTGAGTAATCCGGCAACGGGAGGGGGGATGACCCCCTTCCAGCCCCCGGCTGAAAGCATTGACCCTTCGACCCTAGCGTCGAACAAGGATTGGCTTGCGGCCTCCAAGATTCTGTTCGAGTACAACGAAGGCCGCAAATGGGGTGAGCAACTCCCCGACCGGAAGATGGGCGGTGGTAAGGGTGGCGCAGTCAATGTGTCCGACCCCTACGCTGGCTTCTCCGATCAACAGCTTGCAGACTATGGCCTCGAAGCTATGGGCTGGTTCAACTACAACCTGATCCAGATGGGCGTCGATGCCGCTCAGGTCCAGTACGCCCCCGACGATTTCAAGCAGTCCTTCCTCTACCTCATGGACTCCTACGACAATCTTGAAATGTCCTTGGGTGGAACTTGGCGTCTGATCAAGGGTGCTGCCGCTGACCCCACGACCTACGCTGGTCTTAGTTCATTCGGTATCGGCACGGCTGCCTCGCAGGGTGGTAAGGTGGCCACCAAGGAGGGCCTCAAGGAACTCCTCAAGCAGGGCGTCAAGCGTTCTGTCACGTTGGGTATTGAGGGCATGGCCTATGGTTCTGCCACTTCGGTAGCCCGTCAGTCAGTCGAAGTGTCGGCTGGTGCCAAGGATGCCATTAGCGGGACGGAAGTCCTGACCGATGCTGCCATTGGTGGTGCTGCTGCTGTCGGTCTTGGTACCGCAGCTCACGTTGGTGGCGCTTACCTCGGCAAGGCGGTCAACAAGGTTCTCGGTAAAGATGTCCTACCTACTGCACCAGCGGCCTCTCCAGAGCTTCCTCCTTCGGCTGAACCTAACCCTCAAGCCGTGACGCCTAACGCCTCTACGGTGGCTCCCAACGCCTCTACGGTGGCACCTACGCCCAGCGCAGAGCCTTCCCTTCCGGGGAACCTCGCAGGAGCCAAGCCCCGGTACAACTACGGGCAGAAGGGTTTCGGGCTGACGTTTGAAAGCGACATTGAGAAGGCGCTGTTCATCACCTCTCAGGCCAAGAAGTCGGCCCGTGACGCTGACTACCGCAACTGGCTCAAGTCCACCGGGCTGACCGATGCGGAGATTGATGCTCACGGCAAGGCGATCAGGGATCACATCAAGGGTCTGGCAAAGGACTCCACCGATCCTCAACTGAACATTGGCAAGCTGGCTCCCCGCAAGGAAGTCACACCCTCGGCTCCCGTTGAGCCAACCATTCGGCAGACCCCCGCTCGTCCTGAGATGACCAATGTGGACTCCAAGGTTCCGACGACTGCACAGGATGTGGTCGCTGCGATCAAGGATGCTGCCCCTGACATGCACGTCGGGAACGTCCCATCGAAGCGGGAAGACCTCTTTAAGGCTGCTGAGAACACCTACAATGCACTTCGCAACATGGGTGTTCGGTCGGCACAGGATGCTCTTGATCTGTTCACCAAGGTCGGCCTCTCGCAGGATCAACAGACCATCATCAAGGTGGCCGTGCAGCAAGCTGCTGAACACGCGACGGTTGCACGTTCTGAGTTCCTGAAAGTCAAGAACGCTGTGTCGTCCACGGCTGATGAAGTGGCTCAGGCTACCAAGGCTCTTGAGAAGGTTGGTCCCGTTCAGGCTATCCTGTCGGAACTGGACAAGTCGATCTCGTCCCCGTCTGGACGTGATCTCGGCTCCCGTGTTGGCGGTATGCTGACCAATGAGCGCCGTGGGCTGTCCGTCGAGTCGATCCTCAAAGAGAGCAAGATCGACATCAATGACGCTACGGTCGAAGAACTGACTGCGGCTGAGAACGAGCTGATCCGTAGGGTTGATGGTTTCATCGAGAAGGCCCGCGCCGACCGTGAGATCATCGCCATTGAGCAGAAGGCACAGGCTGCCCATGCCGCTGGCAACATCACCGAGGCTGCCAATCTGTTGGCTGAACGTGACGCCCTGCTGACCGTTAAGGCACAGAAGGAAGCAGCACAGGCTGGTACCGCGAAGAACGCCTACGACGCCATCAACAATGGGGTCATCGCCAAGCTGAACGAGTTCATCATTTCCACGGTGTTCACCCCGGCCACTCTGGTGGTCAACGGTGTCCCAGCGATTGTGAAGACGATTGCCTATCCGGCTGTTCGGTCGGTGGTCCGTGGGATTGGTAGTGGCGCTCGGGCAGAAGCCTTCCACACTTACAGCACCATGTTGTCCCACTCAGGGGCAGCTTTCAGGGCAGCCCGTCTGGCCTTCAAGTATGAGCAAGCCCTTCTCACGGGTGAGTTCGACAAGGTACTTGAACGCGCCCCGGCGATCAAAGGGATGAAGGGCCGTGTGCTTCGGACATTCCCAAGACTGCTCAATGCCACCGACGAGTTCTTTAGCCAGATTCACTACCGTGGGTTCTTGGCTGGTGAGAGTGCCTTCCAAGCCACTGAACGTGGCACGGCAAAGGGACTTAAGGGTGATGCACTCCATGCCTTTGTGAAGGCAGAGGTCGATAAGACGGTGAAGCAAGCGTATGAGATTGCGCCCAACACTGTTGACGTGATCGACATGCTCCGCATCAAGGGGACTGAACGTGGACTGAAAGGTGACGCTCTCGGGTTCTGGATCAAGTCCGAGTTGGACAAGAACGGTGACCTGTTTAAGCGGGCTACCAATCAGGCCGGGAAGAACTACGCCAATGACGTACTGTTCAAGCGGGAGTTCTCGAAGACCAACGTCGCCTCGCGGGTTGCTGCTCACTACGAACACTTCGTCAACAGCAATCCGATCATGCGTCTTGTCGGTCAGCTTTTCTTCCGTACTCCGGTGCGGGTCTTTGAGGAAGGCATCCGTCTGACTCCGGGCTTCCAGTATCTTGCACCTAAGTTCATCGGTGACCTCCGGGGTAAGAATGGTATGACCGCTCAGATCAGGGCGCAGGGTGAAGCTATGCTCTCCTACGGGATCACCGCAGGGGTCATCGGCATGTACTCGACGGGTATGATCACTGGCTCTGGTCCTTCGGACTATAAGCAGCGGCGTATGCTCGAAGATACTGGCTGGCAGCCCTACTCCATCCGCATGAGCGATGGGTCGTGGTGGTCGTATCGGAACATGGACCCCTTCGCTACCCCGATCAAGATCATGGTGAACCTCATGGATCGCATGAACGAGCTTGAGTATCGGCGGTCGCAGGGTGAGAAGACCGAGGGCCACACCGCGCATCTCCAGCAATACTTCGGTGTTGCCACGGGGTCGATGGTTCAGGCTATTCGGGACGCATCGCTCACCACTGGTTTCGATCAGGCGATGGATATTGCCGATGCGCTGATGCAGGACGACGATGCCACAATGGGTGATCAGCTTGCACAGTGGTTCGGTAAGAAAGCGCAGATGCTCGTTCCGGCCATGTACAGCAAGACCAAGAACATCCTCAACCCCACTATGCGCGATCCTCTGTCCCTTGATCAATACATCATGGCCAAGATCGACGGTGAGGTGGGCAAGGTTCCGGCGATGTATGATGTACTTGGGCGTCCTCGGACTTCCCCTAACCCGTACTCATCGTTCCTGTTCCCGGTCCCCACGTCAAAGGAAATGATGAACGATGGCGCTTCTGAACAGGAGCAAGTCGTTCTTCAAGGTCTGTCTGATCTGGCTATCGCCAACGACACGAACTTCACGTTCCCCTACAAGATGCCGGGGTTTGACTTCGACATGCGTAAGCGGATGACGAGTGATGGACAGGAGACTGTCTATGACCGAGTTGTTCGTCGCTATCGGGAACTCAACCCAACCCAAGGTCTTTATCCGCTGTTCGCAGAAGGTGGCCTCGGTGGGATGGGTACCAAGGGGAGCAATGGTTCGCGGCTGATCGCTGCCAACAAGATCATCAACGCCTACCGCAAAGCAGCCTTTGCAAAGATTCTGTCGGAAGAACTGAACCTCAAAGAGGAGTTCATCCAGAACAAGATGGACGCGGCAGAGGCACAAGCAGGAACTCGGGACTCAGCATTGATCCCGTTTCGTTGAACACTGAGGGGGGCTTCGGCCCCCTTCCTTCTTTCTAGGGACACACATGGCTCAGAGCTTCGTCAAGTCTACCGGGAACGGTACGACGACGACCTTCACCGTGCCTTTCGAATACATCGACAAGACGCACGTCAAGGTCTACCTCAACGGTGTTCTCAACACCGCCTACACTTGGCCCTCTGCGGGTCAGATCACTTTCACCACGGCACCCGCTAACGGTGTCTCTATCCTCATTCGTCGGGAAACCCCTAACACCTCGCTGGTTGACTTCACGTCCCGCGCACGGTGGCAGACGGGTGACCTCAACACTGCAAACAAACAAGCCCTGTTCCGTGCTGTCGAGGCCATTGAGGCAACGACCAAGTGGACCTCTGGTACAACCGCACCGACTGTGGCTGCTACGGACAATGAAGATGACCACTACCTCAATGCCACCAACGGTGACGTATACCGTCGCACGATCTCGGCATGGGTGCTGGTAGGCAACATCAAGGGGGCCACTGGCCCAACCGGAGCTACTGGTCCTACTGGTCCTACTGGTGCCACGGGTCCGACCGGGGCCGCTGGTGCTGCTGGTTCGGTCTGGTACACGGGTGGCGGTATTCCCGTCTCAGCACTGGGGGCGGATAACGACTACTACCTGAACCAACTCTCGGGTGACATCTACGGTAAGTACGGTGGCAACTGGTCCATCCTCACGAACATCAAGGGTCCGAAGGGTGATACCGGGGCGCAGGGTTTGCAGGGTATCCAAGGCCCACAGGGCGCTCAGGGTGTGCAGGGTAACAAGGGGGACACTGGCTCTCAAGGTATCCAAGGTGTCAAGGGTGAAAAGGGCGACACCGGTGCGGGCGTACCGTCCGGTGGGGTTACTGGTCAGTTCCTTGCCAAGAGTTCCAACGCGAACTTCGATTACACTTGGGTTACCCCAACGGGTGCGGGGGACATGCTTGCAGCCATCTACGATACCGATAATGATGGGATCATTGATGTAGCTGAACTGGCTATCTCGGTTCCTTGGACAGGCGTCACGGGCAAGCCTTCCACCTTTACACCATCGACACACACCCATCTGTGGTCTGAGATCAGCGGTATCCCCACCTCGTTTGCTCCATCAGCGCACACTCATGTGATCTCTGATGTGACGAACCTACAGACTACACTGGATGGTAAGGCGGCATCTTCGCATACCCACGCGATCTCGGACGTGACCAACCTCCAGACCGTGCTTGACGGGAAGGCCCCCGCGTCTACTACAGCAACTATACTAGCAAGTCTCCAAACCCAAGTGGATGGCAAGGCTGCCACGGCCCACACCCATGCGATTGCGGATGTGACGAACTTACAGACTACACTGGATGGTAAGGCGGCTGCAACCCACACCCACGCTATTGCAGATGTCACTGGCCTACAGACCGCTCTCGACGGGAAAGCTGCTGCAACCCACACCCACGCAATTGCGGATGTGACGGGTCTACAGACTGCACTCGACGGCCTCGTTGGTATCTCCAAGGTGACTGTACTTACGTCGGGTACCGGAGCCACTTTCACGTTTAACAATCGCACTCGCTACTGGCGCGTCCGACTTGTTGGCGGAGGAGGAGGAGGCGGTGGAACCTTATCAACATCTGGTTTCCAAGGCGGAGCTGGTGGTGGTGCCGCATACGCGGAGCGGTTTGGTGCAATCGCAACCCCCGGACCCGGAAATACTGCTGTGTATACAGTTGGGGCTGGAGGGATTGGTGGTATCACTGGCTTGGCAGGGTCGACAGGCGGCTCCACATCCTTTGGAAGTATAACCGCCGCTGGTGGTCCCGGAGGTCTAGGCGGGCAAAACAGTACCGCTAAGTATACCTTGGGGGCCGCTGCACCAACAGTCGGTGACGTTAAGATTGCAGGCACACACGGCACCTCAAACGGCACTGCTACATTTGGTGGAAACACCCCGCTCGGGACTGGTGGGTTCCAAGCCACTCTGAGTACGGCAGGTGTTGATGGAACCGGGTATGGTTCTGGTGGCTCATCGGCAATCAACAATACCGCAGTAGTACGAAACGGAGGGGCTGGTGCGCCCGGAGTTATCATTGTCGAGGAGTACTTCTAATGAAGGCTGCAATCATCAATCCTAATTCCAACACCGTTGTGAACGTGGGGGTATGGGGCGAAGGCTCTACCGCCCCCTCAGGGTTCACCGTGGTTATCGTTGAGGACGACTTCTACGTCGGCCCCGGCTTCACCTACAATGGCACCGCGTTCATTCCCCCTTCTGAAACCCAATCTATTACGGAGTAATCCATGAAACTGACTGAAGCTGGCCTTGACATTCTCAAGGTCAGCGAAGGTCTTCGTCTCGACGCTTACCTCTGTCCTGCTAAGGTGCTGACCATTGGTTATGGTCACACCTCACAGGCAGGCAAGCCCGAGGTGAAGGCAGGCATGAAGATCACCAAAGAAGAAGCTAACGCTATCCTTCTCCGTGATCTGGTGAAGTACGAAGATGCTGTGAAGCGTCTCGTTAAAGTTCCTCTCAACGACAACCAGTACTCAGCCCTCGTCTCACTCTGCTACAACATCGGTGAAGGCAACCTCGCCAAGTCCACCGTGCTGGACCGAGTGAACGCTAAGGACTTCACTGGCGCAGCTAAGGCTTTCGCCATGTGGAACAGAGGTGGAGGTAAAGTCCTCCCCGGATTGACCAAGCGTCGTCAAGCCGAGGCCAATCTGTTCCTCACCCCGGTTGTCATTCCTTCCCATCCCCCGATCCCCGAGAAACCTATGGGTCTTCTTGCTGTGATCTTCAACGTCTCTGACTTGGTGGGGTTCGGTTGTTCCGCTTCTGGCGGGTCTGATCTCTGCCGCTTCTGCTTCTGTCCCCGCCCTCGAACCCGCCAAGGTGGTCATTGATGCAGCTTCGGGGGGTCTGACCCCTGCCGTGCTGATCAACGCTGGTCTGGTTGGTATCGGGGTCCGTGCTTCCATCTCGGGGTAAGAGATGGGCGACGACACCGAACTGTACCGCGTCCTCGGTCGCATCGAAGGGAAGATTGATTCCATCCATATCCGGCAAGAGACGCAGGATAAGGCCGTGGACGAACTGAGCAAGCGGGTCACCTCCCTTGAGCGTAACATGGCTTGGTGGGCTGGTGGTGCTGCTGCTCTAGGTGCAGTTGCGGGTTACCTCATCCAGATCGTGAAGGTCATCCAGTGAGCCGCAATAAGAACCTCGACGCCATCTTCGATCTCCTCGCTGACGAGATGAAGAAGATGCTAGTTGATGGTAAGGTAGCCATCGACAAGGAAAGTGGGGAAGCTCTCCACGTTTCCCCCGATGCTGCCACCCTCAACGTCATCCGCCAGTTCCTCAAGGACAATGGCATTACCGCAGCTTCGGAAGGCCAAGGTGCCGAGAAGCTACACTCCATCGGTCAGTCGCTACCGTTCCCGCATACCGAGAACGCATACGCAAACTGATCAGGAGAAGGCCGTACAGGGGCTTTAGGTACGCGCGGCTACCCTTATCAGGGTCCGTTCCCTAATCCCTCTGTACGGCTCTCCTATGAAGCCTACGGGGCAAATGAATCCTAAGAACTCCACGCACCTCACTCCGGTGCAGAAAGACCCCCTCAAGGCGGACTTCAGGAACTTCCTCTACATCGTTTGGAAACACCTGAACCTCCCTGATCCGACCCCCATCCAGTATGACATTGCCGACTACCTACAGAACGGTCCTGCCCGTAGGGTGGTCGAAGCCTTCCGAGGTGTTGGTAAGTCATGGGTCACCTCGGCCTTCGTCTGCTGGCGTCTGTACTGCAACCCTGATCGCAAGATTCTGGTGGTGTCTGCATCTAAGCAGCGGGCTGACGACTTCTCAACATTCACCCTGCGTCTCATCTTTGAGATGCCTATCCTCGCCCATCTGAAACCCAAAGATGGTCAACGCTTCTCCAAGGTATCATTCGATGTTGGCCCTTCTCGTGCCTCTCACGCTCCTTCGGTCAAGTCTCTCGGCATTACGTCGCAGCTTGCGGGTTCTCGCGCTCACGACATTATTGCTGACGACATCGAAGTCCCGAATAACTCGGACACACAGACCAAGCGAGACAAACTAAAAGAACAGATCAAAGAGTTTGACGCGATCCTGTCCCCCGGCGCTGAGAGTACCATCACCTACCTCGGCACGCCTCAGACCGAACAGTCGATCTACAACGAACTCCCTAACCGTGGCTATACGGTACGGGTCTGGCCCGCTCGGTTCCCCAATCAGAAGGCCCGAGAGAAATATGGCAACCAGCTTGCACCTATGATCTCCAATGCTCTGGACGACGATCCTGAGCTTGAAGGCAAACCCACGGACAAGAAGCGGTTCTCCAATGAGGACTTGCTGGAACGTGAGCTGTCCTATGGTCGCTCAGGGTTCTCCTTGCAGTTCATGTTGGATACCAGCCTCAGTGATGCTGACAAGTATCCCCTCAAGCTCTCTGACCTTGTGGTCATGGACCTTGATCCTGAGAAGGCTCCTATCGACTTGGCCTACGGTTCCTCCCCGGAACTGAGCTACACCGATCTACCCAACGTGGGGATGGCCGGAGACAGGCTCTACAGGCCCTTCATGGTGTCCTCTGAGTGGTCACCCTACAATGGCATCATCATGGCTGTAGACCCCTCTGGACGAGGCTCTGACGAAACTGCCTACGCCATCGTGGCTATGCTGTACTCAAGGCTGTTCATCTTGGACGCTGGGGGTCTTCCGGGTGGCTACGATATGCCAACCCTCGAAGGCATCGCCAAGCTGGCCAAGAAGTACAAGGTCAACAAGGTTGTGGTCGAACCGAACTTTGGTGACGGTATGTTCAACCGATTGCTGTCCCCAGTGATGCAGAGGTTCCACCCCTGTACCATTGAGGATACCGCTCGGTCTGTCTCTCAGAAGGAACGTAGGATCATCGACAGCCTTGAGCCTGTGATGAACCAACACAGACTTGTGGTGGACAAGAGACTGATCCAGAAGGACTTCGATAGCACTGCTGATCTTCGTCCCGAACTGATCAACAGGTATCGGCTGTTCTACCAGATGACCCGCCTAACGGCAGACAAGGGTTCACTGGCGAAGGATGACCGTATCGACGCTCTGGCCTTGGCAGTCCATTACTGGACCGACCTCATGGAGCAGGACACTCAGAAGGCAGCTATGCTGCACCGAGAGGAACTGCTGCAAGCGGAGCTTGACGACTTCATGGAAGGGGTCGGCTTCGGGAGGATGACCACCAAGCTGTCGTGGTTCTAGGTAGAACCTAAGACACAATATCTGGTATGAGGAGGCTCTGATTTATTTAGGGCCTCCTTAACCGGGGGGATCAACCAATCTAGTGTGATAGAGGATAACTATCTCTAGTGATCCATAGATGTGGGGAGGGAGAGTCCCTCCCATAAGAGAAAGCTATAGAGACACTTAAGTACACAAGTAGAGAAACATGAAGTGAACTAGAGTGTTCACTACTTGTGTACTTAGCTGTCTCTCTCCTGAGGGAGTCCCCTCCCCCATAGCCTATAGCCTACTCACGATACCTACTGGTTATCGTCTGTAGGGGATACTGGGGTTCACTACTGAGTATCGGGAGTGAGCTGCTGGTGGACTTTGGGGGAACTACAGGTGAACCGCGAGTGGACTTGAGGGGTACTTGAGGGGGTCGGAGGTTTTGGTAGAAAAATGTGAAGTCCTATATCGCTAGGCCCTGCTCGGTCCGTCCCCCCTCTGGGGCTGCCACCGCCCACCGTAGGGCCACCCGGCCCACCTCTAGGCCACCCCATGGCACAAGCTACGACACAAGGGCGGGCTAACCTCTTGATATGTAAGGGGTCGCAGAGGTTCTCATATCCTCTAGCCCCTTTAACATTGGAATAGGTCAGTATTGTTGACCTGTTATACCTTGGTGCTTGTGCTTTGGTGGCTGTTGTTTTCGTGTTCATAAATGCACAACAGTCCACCTAACATGCGCCTATGCACAACAGGGGATCACCGACAGATCACCGACAGATCACCGACAGATCACCAGAGGCGAGAAGCCCCTAGTAGCTCACCGACAGATCACCGACAGATCACCAGAGGGGCAGGCTAAGGGGCTTCCCCTAGTAGCTCACTATTCGGGCTTAAGTGATAGACAAGATGAGAAGCCCCGCGCGTCTTTGCACCTCACCAAAGCAAGGCACTAAATCACGACCAAGTTAGTCGCTGATTCGTTTTCAGGGATTCCGGGGACAGGAAAGGACCCATTAGTGGGGACATAAGGGACACTTTGGAGGGGATTTTCCCTGCGGTTTTCGATGTCTTTTCAAAGACTTATAAAATAATCGCAGAGGATTGTGTTTTTTCTGTTGTATCATCCCGCTAGTGGGCATAAGTCTAGGGTATCGAAAGACGGGACGGACCACCCGGCGCAAGCTAGAAACGGTCTCGGTCGCAAGGTGGTAAAGACCGGAACACTTAAGCCACCGACGGGAAGCCACCCGTTGCCGCTAGACGGATGAGACCCTAAGGGGAAACCAAAGGCTAGGGCCGCCGGGCGATGACCGCCTAAAGGTCCGATAGACTACCAAGGCGGGACGAACCCGCGACACAATAGGACGGGCAGGGTTCACCTGTAGCTAACTAAGCCCCTCGGGGACATGTGACAATGGAACGGTGCGTCGAAAGACACCTGACCTAGCGGGGCGACATACCCGTCCGACTACCGCTCTTTGACAATCTGGCAATGACCTGTCCCGCAAGGGATAGCCTAGGGTTCATCCCCGATGATGGCACAAGGTCAAATGATACCCAAGGCGGGGCTTGATTGTCCCGCTAGTGGGGATGCAAGAGGGGCTTAGGTTAGCCCCTGCTGCATCCCCAATATGGAAAGGGCTTCCCAATGTTTTACGACGTGAAATTGACCGTTAAGGCCGCGCAAGAGCTTGCGGGGAAGGTTAGCGAAGGCAATGGCAAAATGCCGGGTTCAACCTTCGCTATCAGCGCAAAAGAGTGCAAGGTGGGCGGCAAGCTGGCCACGGTAAAGGGTTCGGTCTGTGACCGCTGCTATGCCCTCAAGCTGCAAAAGCTGCGTCCCTCTGTGGATCAAGGGTGGACGGCTAACTATCTCAAGGCCAGCCACGCAATCGACACAAACCCGCAAGCGTGGGCCAATGCCGCCGCTTTCCAGATCAAGCGGATTGCCGCTAAGTCTGGCCAGCCCTTCCACCGTTGGTTCGATAGCGGTGATCTGCAATCCGTGGCCATGCTGTCGGCAATTTGCCTTGCCGCGACCATGACGCCAGAGGTCAAACATTGGCTGCCCACGCGGGAAGCCAAGATCGTTAAGGACTATCAGGCGCAAGGCGGGGTGATCCCTGCTAACCTGATTATTCGGATTAGTGCCACCATGATTGGCGACAGGCCCGTGTCTGGCCATGCCAATACTTCCACGGTCCATCGCAAGGGGCAAGAGGTTACAGGCCACGCTTGCCCCGCGTCCACCCAAGGCAATCAATGCGGGGATTGCCGCGCCTGCTGGTCGCATACCGTGGCCAATGTGAGCTATCCGCTTCACTAATCCATCCCGCTTGTGGGGAAGGCTTATAGGTGACCAGCCTTAAGGGGCTGGCATCCCATGCGCCTTTGCATGTTCACAAGAGGAAACCCACCATGTTTGAAGCTCTGGAAATTGCCCTTGGGGGCTTGGCGGTCTTCGCCTTGCCTATCGCCCTGCTGTTCCTTGGGTATGGGGCTGGCCTATGACCGCTTTCGCCCATGTGACCGACGAAAAGACGCGGGCTATTCTGCAATCGCCCGACCCTTCCCGCCGTGAGCTGGAATATGCCCTGAACCATGCCACGGCCTGCCAGAGCGCAGACCTTGACGATGAAGACGTGAGCTTTGCCCTCTGGAATAACCGCGCCGTGGCCTTGGATCAATCAAGGCGGGCTTGGCGTGAAGGTCAATTCATGGCCTGCCGCGACCTTCTAGGCCGCTTCTGGAATACCTAAGGCACATCGGTGACCAGCCTTGCTTGCGTGGCTGGCATCCCGTGCGCCTTTGCACGTCAACCTGAGGATTTCCAGAATGATGGCCCGTTATTGGATCAACGCACCTTCGACCCTACAGCCATGTCACCAATTCCACGGCCTGAATGTCTTGGCGGATGAAAGCCCGCCTGAGATTGTCACGGTCTACCCTGTTAGTGGTGACACCGTGTCTCTACGCATCCCGCGCCGCTTTCTATCCCGAGGCTGGCGCGTTTAGGCCCATCGGTGTCCAGCTTTGCCTGTCAAGGCTGGCATCCCGTGCGCCTTTGCACGTTTTTCCTTGGAGGAAACATCATGACCACCATCGCCACCCGTCGCGCTATTGTCCGTGCCACCCTGACCGCTGCCGAGGGCCGCTTCATCGGCCTGTCGTTCATTAAGCAGAACGGCAAGCGTGACAGCATGAATATCCATCCGGACGCTACCGCCAAGCTCAAGGCGAACCATTCCAAGCCCAACCTAATCCCCGTCTATGAAATGAATCGGGGCATCCGCACGGTGAACCTTGATACCGTCACATCGGTGCGGATTGACGGGCAAGAGCTTCGCTTTTCCTGACCCCATACCACCCCACAAGTGGGTTTTGTCAGACAGGCTGCTAGTCCGGCCTGTCCCCAAAGATCACTTGCAGCGCATCAAGGGGGTGCATCAATGCTCAATCAGAATACGCTTGGCACCTTCATGACCAAGCCCGACACCTTTACCGGGCCAGGGCTTGGCGAGGGCTGTTTCGGCTCCGTGACCGAGGCCACCATTCCGGGCTTTGTCGTGAAGACCGTGGAAAACTTTTGGTTTGATGGCTGGTTCCCGTGGGCGCTGTATTGCATGGCGCATCAGGGTGAGGTGGGCATCCCCAACATTCTGGCGCTGCGCCTTGACTTCACCAAGGGTAAGCTGTGGGCGCTGATGGAAAAGCTCGAACCTGTGCCGTTCGATCAGCGCCCGCCTTGCATCCAGACTGACGCCGAGGGCTTCAAGTATCGCGTAGAAAGCGTCTTTGGTCGCCTCAAGTCCATGCCGGGTCACCTCAATTCCTTGATGGCTGCCCTGCCTGACCAGGCGTTCCGCGTCGATCTGCACCACTACAATTACATGATGCGGGGTAAGAAAATGCTCATGACCGATCCCCTGATCCTGATGAATGAAGGGGGAAATAGCTGGCTCAAGGAAAGTGGCCCCAAAGGGAAGCTGCTGGCCCTGCAATGGGCGCGTCAGACCCTCGACCACTTCAACGCAGCTAATGACCCCCGCGTGGTCGTGGAGGGGTCACCAGAGGACCGCATGGCTGCGGTTCGGCTGGTGATTGAGGAAGACGAGGCGGAGAAGAAACGCCGCGATGATCTCCACAAGCGTGTCACCACAGACCTTCTTCGCAAACTTTTCTCGGAGCTTCGGAAATGACCCCCGAACAAATCATCGACCTGTTCGACAGGAACCCCAACCTCACCCTAACCCGCCTTGCCCGCCTCTCGGGTTGGTCTTTGCGTGACCTTAAGTCACTCCTGCTGGACTGCTAAGGCCCACCGTTAACACTAGTGGGGAATCTTTGTTCACTTCGGTGAATCTCCCCTAGCCTGTCATAATTGGATGGGCTAGGCACACCTCTAAGGCGAGCCTCCTTTAATCTCGCCTAGTTAGAGGTGCCTATAATGACCAACCTTCTGTCAATCCTTACCTATCTATCGTCCCATGACCGGGAACTGTCGGACTTGTGTGATGATCCTCTGCGTGTTATGACGCAGGAGGAACCCATTCTTGACAGGCATGTTGATCGGTTCAACTGCCCGGTCGGAGTGGATAATGAAGGTCACAAGACGTATCCCTTTGGGAAGATAGGGTTACTAGTATGGGCAATAAGCCTCGCTCCGTTGGACGTGCCATTCTGACACTGGAAAAGATCAGGGAACTGAACCCGCACATGCCATCGGCAACAGCCCTGATCTTCCTCTATGTGGCAAGCAAGCCGGGAATACAAGTGCGTGAGTTGGAAGACCTCACTGGTATGACCAACAGCGCCACCTCCCGGCATGTCTTGGTGCTGACCGAGCGGGGCGATGTGGCCAGAGGGCAGCCGGGGCTTGGCGTGGTCGAGCAGTTCCCTGACTACGACGATCTTCGGATCAAGAGACTAAGGCTGACAGCTAAGGGTGAGGCACTGGCTGACAGTATTGAGAAGATCAACAGCCTCAAGTGATGGAAGGTGAAGCATGAGCGTCAAGAGGCGCGGCGATAGTTGGCAGGTCGATGTGGTGGGTCCAGATGGGCAGCGCCACCGCAAGTCATTCAAGGTGAAGGCTGACGCCCTTTCCTTTGAATTTGAGGCGAAGGCAGGGCGTGTCGAGCCAGCCACTAAATCCCCCACAAGTAGGATTACCATGAAAGATGTGCAGCATCTTGCTGAACAGAAGGCATGGGCTGGCACCAAGGATGCACACAACTCCATCCGGCGTGGCCAAGAGGCTGTTGACTTCTTCGGTGAGGATACACCCGTGTCCAGCGTGAGCTACGCAAGGGTGGAGGCTTACATATCCACGATGCAAGCCGAGAAACTTGCCGGGGCTACCATCAACAGGAAGCTGGCTGCCCTCTCGGTGCTGTTCAAGATGGCCCGGAGGCTGGACCCTTCGATCATCAAGCCGGAACTCACGAAGCAGCGTGAGGGCAAGCCGCGTGAGCGGGTGCTGACCGCTGAGGAACGTGAGCGGATGCTTGCATGGGATGGGTGGACCGTTGCCTATCAGGCATTGACCACCTTCCTCGACCAGACGGGGGCGCGTCTTGCCGAAGCCATGAACACCACCAAAGTGAAGGTGGTGGGCAACTCCTGCACCTTCTTCGACACCAAGAACGGTGACGATAGGACCATCACCCTCACGCCTAAGGCACTGGCTGCGTGGCAGAGCTACCACAAGAAGCTCAAGCCCGACGACGAGTGGAAATATCGTCGTGCCTTTGAGAAGATGCGGGGTGCATTGAAGCTCGGGGATGATGTGGTGATCCACACCCTGCGCCACACCTGCCTGACCACCCTCGCAGAGAAGACCGACAACGCCCTACTGATCCAGAAGTGGGCGGGTCACAAGAGCATCGCCACCACACAGCGATACGTCAAAGCAACCAAGAAGGGCATGGACGCCCTTGCACAACTGTTGGAGTGAACATGAACGAACAACTGACCGCCCTGAAATTCACGGGCCAAGCTCTCTTTGAGGAAACCTATGGCTGGTATGAGTTCCGCCAGAACAACAGCGGTGGGTCATTCGTCATGGATGATGACGTGTCCATCTACGTCCTGATCCAAGCGGCCAGCAACTACGAGGCCAACGCCAAGGCCCAAGACATCGGCATCTACTTCGATGGGTGCAGCGATGGGCGGGACTGCGATTGCTGTGGTGACCGCTGGTATGAAGCATACCATGCGGTGGATAGCTTCCGTGTCTACGGTTTCAGGAATCCTTCCGAACATTCCAACGTCCGCGACTACGCCCAAGCGTTGGCCGACGATAGCATGTGGGCCAAGGACGACAAGCCCTCGGTGATCCTCTACTACGCTGACGGGACCGTCGAGCGTTTCTTCCACACCAAGAAAGGCAACTGAATTGAAAGTAGAACTGATCGACCACATGGGGTCTGACCTGAGTGTGGTGAACGCCGCACGGGTGAGCTTCGACAAGGTGAGTGAGACTGAACTGGTGGACGAGTTTGGTCGGGTTGTTGACCCACGGGACTTGGCGCAGGGTGAGGAATACAAACTCGCCTACTGCAAGAACCGACTGAAGGCCGATGACGCCAAGCTGATCCGCTACCTCGCCAAGCATGACCACTGGACACCCTTCGCGCACACCAGCATCAGCCTGCGTATGTCTGCGCCTGTCCCGATCAGGACGCAGTGCTTCAAGCACAAGCAAGGGCTGGTCGAGAACGAGGAGTCCCGGCGCTACATCAGTAGCACCCCGAACCTGTTCGTGCCTGACGAGTTCCGCATGGCTCCGACCAATGGGGCCAAGCAGGGCAGCGGTGGGGTTCACCCCTTGAGCCATGTCTGGAAGGCTGAATACGAGCAAATCTGCGAAGCAGCCATTGACCAGTATGAATACATGATCCGGGAGGGCGTCTGCCCCGAACAGGCCCGCTTCGTTCTTCCTCAAGGCTGTGAGGTCAACTGGATTTGGACGGGCAACCTCTATGCCTTCGCCAACTTCTACCTCAAGCGCACTGAGGCTCACGCTCAAAAGGAAATCCGTGATCTGGCAGAGGAGGTAGGCAAGATCGTCGAGCCTCTGTTCCCCGTGTCGTGGGCTGCGCTGACCACAAAGGATTGACTCGACTTTGCGCTCACCGTGTGACACAAGCTGTGACATTGGTGACGAAATTAGGAACGCCTTCCTGTTAGCGGATGCGGTAACTAATTGAAATCATTGACTGGCCTCGTGGTAGAGTGGTTATACAAGGGACTGCAAATCCGATGCGGTCCTCCCACTGGCGGGGCCAGTCTCCCTAAATCCCTAGAAAATATCAGGAAATTCCAAGTTCACATTGCACTGCACAGTGGGACGATAGGTCCGCGTGTGACGTGACATGTGACATGGAGTGGGAGACTTGTGACATGGAACTCAACACTCACCCCCTTTGGGAAACCCAACTGGCCCTTGAAGGGGACATGATTGACCTCGGTGTTCACCGCTACCGGGCAGCCCAACAGTTCAACGCCAACCGTGAGCAGCCTGCATCTGGAGGTGGTGCTGGTGCGCTGGCTACCAACTGCATCGAAGGGCTGACCCAACGCATCACCGAGTGGGTCGCTGAGATCAGGGACAAGGGCCGGGGCCGGAAGGCTCGGGCCTACGATCTGATCAAGGACGTGGACCCGACCATGCTGTCATTCTTCACGGTGCGCCTGACGCTGGACCAAGTGCTGTCCCGTGGTGGGGCTACGCTGTCCATGACAGCCACTCGTCTTGGCCTCTGGATTGAGACTGAGCTTCGGGTTCAACTGTTCGAGAAGGACAACGCCGGGTTGATCTTCGAGTTCCTTCGGGACATTGACAAGCAGACACAGAACGTGATCCAGCGCCGCCGTATTCTGGTGGCCATGATGAACCGTATCGGTGACCAATGGGAACCGTGGGGTGTCGAGCGTCAGTTTCAGGTGGGTTCCCTGCTGATCGAACTGCTGACAAAGACGTGGCCTGTCGTGGAAATCTACACGGGCTATGGCAAGGGTGGCACCACCGAGTATCGGATCAGGGCCACCGAGACTGCCCTCAACTGGATCAACGAGGATGATGAGCGCCGCGCCCTGCTGCGTCCTGTCACCCTCCCCTGCGTGATCCCGCCGATGCCTTGGGTGTCACCCACAGAGGGCGGCTACTGGACTGACGAGGTTCGCAAGGCCAACCCCATCCTC